CGGCGCTCATCGTCGAGGCCGGGCTGCGCGCCGCCGGCGGGATCGAGCCGCTCCCCCCGATCGACCCGAGCGCACCGCAGCCGGCGAACCGCGCCGAGGCACTCGGCGTGGCGTGGCTCGCGATCCGCCGAGCTCGCGCCGCGGCGCGCATCGTCTCGGCCGAGGGCGACCGCGCCGTCGTGCTCGCGATGCTGGCGCAAGCGGTCACCGGCTACGCGGCGGCGCAGCCGCACCCGACCCTCGAAGCTCGGATCGGGGCCCTTGAGGCGTTCGTCGCGCGGATCGCCGCGGGCACGCCGAACACGCCCGACGTGCGGGCCGAGGCGGCGGCGCTGCTCACGGCAACCCGCTAGGCCCCGTGAGCGCCGGCGCGCCGCTCGCGGCGAGGCTCGCCGACCTCACGCCCGAGGAGCGGGCCGAGTTCCTCGCCGAGCTCGACGAGGCGGCCGCCGAGGCGTTCCTGTTCGACTGGCGCTCGTGGGCGCGGCCGACCCAGCTGCCGCCCGAGGGGTGGTCGTGGGGATGGCTCGTGATGGCCGGCCGCGGGTTCGGCAAGACCCGCGTGGGCGGCGAGACGGTGCGCGAGGAGGTCGAGGCCGGACGCGCCGAGCGCCTCGCGTTCGTCGGGCGCACGGTCGGCGAGGTCCGCACGGTGATGATCGAGGGCGAGTCCGGCCTCGCCTCCTGCTACCCGCCGCGCGAGTGGGGCCGCTCGGTGATCTATGAGCCCTCCAAGCGGCAAGTTCAGTGGCTCGCGCCCGGGCAACGGTTCGTCGCCGGCCGGGACTACACGGGCCCCGCGCGGCGGGCGCTGGCGCTCACGTTCTCCGACGACGAGCCCGACCAACTCCGCGGGCCGCAGCACGATTTCGCGTGGGTCGACGAGCCGGCGAAGTTCGTCAACGCGTGGGGCGCGCGCGGCTCGACCGCCGGCGACCTGCCGGCCGAGGGCGGGACGTGGTCGAACCTGATCCTCGGGCTGCGCCTCGGCGAGTCGCCGCGGTGGATCGCGACGACCACGCCGCGCCCGGTCAAGCTCATCCGATACCTGAGCAAGCTCGCCTCGGTCACGGTCACGCGCGGCTCGTCGTACGACAACGTCGAGAACCTCGCCGCGAGCTACGTCGCCGAGGTACTTGAGCCCTACCGGGGCACGCGCCTTGAGCGGCAGGAGATCGCCGGGGAGCTCATCGAGCAGGTCGAGGGCGCCCTGTGGGCGTGGGATGCGATCGCCGCCGCGCAAGGGCGCTGGCGCGCGTTCGTCGAGGCGACCGGCCGGCCGCCGGCGCACCGGCACGTCGTCGTCGCGGTCGACCCGGCGGCGTCGAGCGGCGAGGACGCCGACGACTGCGGTATCTACGTCACGGGCCGCCAGGCGCAGACCGACCGGTTCTCGGTCGTGGCGAACTACTCGCGCTCGCGGGCGACGGTCGGCGAGTGGACCCGCGCGGTGGTCGACGCCTACCACGAGCACCGCGCCGACCTCGTCGTCGCCGAGGTCAATAACGGCGGCGACATGGTCGAGGCCGTGATCGCCAACGCCGACCCCGCGATCAAGGTCGAGAAGGTGCACGCCACCCGCGGCAAGCGCGTGCGCGCCGAGCCGGTGGCGCTCCTGTACGACCGCGGCCAGGTCGACCACGCCGAGGAGTTCCCCGTGCTCGTCGACCAAATGACCTCGTGGACCCCCGATAGCCGCGAGTCGCCGGACCACCTTGACGCCGTCGTGTGGGGCCTGACGTACCTCTCGGGCCGCACCGCGCGCCGCGGCCGCGCGTGGGCCGCGTAGTCGCCGACCGTGCTCGGGGGTAGCATCCCCCCCGTGGCGCTCGACCCCGACGGGAAATGGCTCCTCGAAACGCTCATCCGCCGCGACGAGCGATACCGCCTGGCGATGGCGTACTACGCCGGCGACCACCGACTGCGCTACGCGACCGAGAAGTGGCGCAACGCGTTCGGCCAGACCTTCCGGGCGTTCTCCGACAACCTGTGCGCGCCGGTCGTCGACGCCTACACCGACCGGTTGCAGGTCCGCGGGTTCGACGCTCAGGGCGAGGGCGCCGACGACGCCGAGCGCACGAGCGCCGGCGAGACGGTCGAGCAGGCCGCCGGGGCCCTGTGGCGCGATAACCGCATGGACGTGCAAGCCGGGCAGGTGCACCACGACGCGGTCCTGTGCGGCGACGGCTATGTGATCGTCTGGCGCCCCGAGCCGACCGGCGAGGGCGAGCCGCTCGCGCCGGTGATCTATCCGCAGTCGCCGCGGCATTGCGCGGTCGATTACGACGAGGAGAACCCCGGGCGCAAGACCTTCGCCGGTAAGGCGTGGCGCCAGCGCGACGGGCGCGTGCGCCTGACCCTCTACTACCCCGACCACGTCGAGCGGTACATCACGCGCACCGCGCGCCGGGACGCCGGCATTCCCGACTCGACGCGGACGTTCGTCGCGTACAACGAGGACCGCGCCGGCGGCGAGTTCGACAACGAGTGGGGCGTCGTGCCCGTGTTCCATTTCGCCAACGCGAAGGGCGTCGGGCAGTCGGGCGTGTCGGTCCTCGAACCCGTGTTCAGCTTGAACGATGCGCTCAATAAGGCCGTGCTCGACATGCTCGTGAGCATGGAATACGTCAGTTATCCGCAGCGGTGGGCCTCGGGGATCGACGAGGAACTCGACCCGGTGACGCGGGCGCCGACCGGTCAACCGGCGTTCAAGCCCGGGCCCGAGCGCATGTGGCTCCTCGAAAACCCCGACGCGAAGATCGGCCAGCTGGACCAAGCCGACCTGACCCAACACGTCGAGGTACAGGAGTCCATCCGCACCGAGATCACGCGCGTCACCGGCATCCCCCGGCACCTGCTCCTCGGCGTGAGCGCCGGCGGCGACTGGCCGAGCGGCGAGTCGCTGCGCAACGCCGAGGCGCGCCTGACCAAGCGGGCGGACGATCTCATGGGCCTGTTTGGCCCCGAGTGGTCGGCGGCGATGATGCTCGCGCTGCGCATGGCCGCGGTCCCGACCCCGAACGTGCTGGAAACCCTGTGGACCCCCGCCGAGACGCGCCAGGATCGGACTCAGGCCGAGACGGGCGTGCTCAAGGTCGGCCTCGGCGTCTCGCGGGCGCAGGTGCAGCGGGAGCTCGGCTACACCGACGAGCAGCGCGAGCGCATGGCGGCCGAGCGCGCCGAGGAGGACGTCGAGCGCGCCGCGCGCATCGCGGCCGGGGGCCTCGACTAGCCGGTGACGGCCGAGGGGTGGGGCCTGGCGGTGCTCGTGCTCGCGTGCGCCGGCGCGGCGGTGCTCCTGTGGGCGTTCTCGGGGTGGGTCCGGTTCCGGTGGCACACGCGCCGCCGGCGCCGACGCCGGCGGTCCGGTCGGCGCTCGGGTGGGTAGGGTCGGGTGCAGGTCCACCACGTCAGGAGGAGACATGCGCAAGGTCATCGGCCTCGCCTGCGCGATCGCGCTCGCGGTCGCCGCGCCGGCCGCCGCGGTCGGCGGCCCGAACGCCGCCGGCAACTCGGGTCACTTCAAGCCGAACACGAGCCCCTGCCAGTCGGCGAACGATCACCCGAACTGCCCGGGGCCGCACTAGCCGCAGGGCTCGCCCGAGGCGGCCGCGGCCGGCGCTAGGCTCGCCGCGTGCCGCCCGGGACCCTTGAGGAGACGGTCGCTCAGTTCCGCTCCGACCTGGCGGCGCGCGACGAGGAGGCCCGGCGCGCCATGACCCGGGCGTACCGGCCGATGCTCAAGCGGCTCGACGACGAGGCCGCGGCGCTCCTCGCCAAGCTCGACGCTCGCCGCGCCCGTCTCAAGCCCGGCGAGCGGGTGCCGATCTCGTGGCTCTATGAGCGCGACCGGGCGCTCGCCCTGCGCCGCGCGGTCGAGGGCGAGGTCCGCAAGTGGGCCCGCCAGGTCGAGCCGGCGGTGCGCAAGGCGCGCGACACCGCGGCGACGTACGGGCCCAAGCACGCCGAGCGGCTCATCGCCGAGCGCGCCCTCACGGCCGACGAGTTCCAACGCCTCGGGCGGATGCTCGCGCCCTTCCGCGCGGCCGAGGTCGAGCAGATCGTCGCCTCGGTGCAGCGCGGCTCGCCGCTGCGCGACCTGCTCGACGACCTCGGCCCCTCGGCCGCCGGCGGCGTCGAGGCGGCGCTCGTCGAGGGCGTGGCGCTCGGGCGCGGCGCAGCTGAGATCGGGCGGGCGATCGGCTCGGCGCTTGAGGGCAACCTCGCCCGCGGCCACTTGATCGCCCGGACCGAGACGATGCGGACGTACCGGGAGACGAGCCGGCAGGCGTACCTCGCGCGCTCCGAGCTCCTGCGCGGGTGGCGGTGGTGGTCGAGCCTCGACCGGCGCACATGCGTCTCGTGTTGGGCGATGCACGGGTCCCTGCACAAGCTCGACGAGCGCCTCGACGACCACCCGAACGGGCGCTGCACGATGATCCCCGAGCTCGACGAGCAGGCGACCGGCATCCGCAACACGCCTATTCCCCGCGGCCCGCGCGAGTTCATGCGGCTCGACGAGGCGACCCAACGCTCGATCCTCGGGCCCTCCAAGTTCGCCGCCTACCGCTCGGGGCGCATCACGCTCGCCGACCTCTCCGAGCAGGTCGAGCACCCGCGGTGGGGAAGCATGCGCCGCGTGTCGAGCCTCGGGCGCGCCGAGGCCCGCGCGACGGCGCGAACGGGTGAGACGATCCGCCGGCTCGAACGGGTCGAGCAACCGCCGGCGATCGACGAGCGTGCGGTGCGCAAGGCCGAGGAGGCGTTGCAGGCCGAGCGGGTCGCCAAGGCCGCGCGGGCCCCGGGCCGGGCCGAGCGCCGCGCCGAGCTCG